TATTATCAACTAAACATCTCCTCAATGTAAAGACTGAAGAAATTACTTGGTCAGATAAGTTTACTGATTTATTTGTAATTGATCAGAACTCTATAAGAGCTAAAGAAGGCTTAAAGTTCAAAATTAAAATTGAAAGTGATGATATAGAGGAAGAAGATGGGAAACTAGTATTTAAGGAATTTACTATTATATCTCATACAGAAGCTACAGCTAAATTACTATCTCCTGTACATCTTGTCATACCAAAGAAGTATTATCGAGTGTTAGATGAAGAAGTACAAATCACCATAGATAGTATGGCTCAAGATGCTTTTTACTTCATTGTTGAAAATGTAGAGTTTTCTAAGACCCTTAGAGATATTATCCGTATTTTGGATACCAACACTCATCAGTTAGAAAAAGGCGAAGATATAACTTACCATAATGTATATAAAAGATTTATAGGTAGTTTACTTTCTTCACAGATCTTTATAAATTCCACATATGTAGAATTAATTTTAAAGAGACTGTTAAGAGATGATATCGATAATACACAAAATTTAGATTTCTCTGTAGAGGAGATAAAGAACTATAGCATACTTAGCTTAACTAACGCCATTATACAATCTCCTTCTCCAGCTTTAGGTTTAAGTTTTGAACGTGTAAAGAAACAACTAATGACTCCAGAATTCTATATTAAGGATGGAGTATCATTAGCTGATAAATTATTTAACTAAAGGAAAAAATATGAAAATTTTACTAGATCATTCTCGAATTCTAATTAGAACGAAATCGGGGGGTCGCTTAGAAAAATTAAAGAAGATGTTAGGGGTCTGGGACCCCGTAACATTTTCTTATAGTATGGTGGCTGTTAAGGATCTTGGTAAAGATCTTTATGCTATACCTAAAAATGTTAATTTTAAGAAGGTTAAAGACCTCTATTTTGATTATACACTGTTTGAAACAACCTTAAAAAATTATCAAGAACTTTCTCTAACAACTTTCCCTAAGATAAAAGAAGGATATGGGTTAAGAGATAGTTTACAAGCATCGGCTTATTCATATCTATTGGAAGCTATAAAAAATGATAGCCAAATGATGCTTAATATGCGTACAGGTTCAGGAAAAACTTTCTTGGCTATAAAATTTCTTTGTGATTTAAAATTACAATCTTTAATTATCGTAGATAAAGTAGATCTTATGACACAATGGAAAGAAAAATTCTTAGAATATACAAACGGTGATGAAACTGACATAGAAATCATAACTGGGTCGGATAGGATGAATGATTTAGTTGTAAATGGTACTTCCGCTAAAGTGGTCTTAACAACTTATAGATCCTTACAGAATGCTGTAGAAAAAGATGTTAGATTCTTTACCAGGCTTTTAGAAAAAACTCCATTCTCTTTAAAGATCTTTGATGAAGCTCATAAAGAATTGAATACATTATTCACTATTGATATGTCTTCAGATTTTCCATATACTCTATATTTAACTGCTACACCTGGTCGTAGTAATTTTCGTGAAAATAAAATTCTAAATTTTTTACTACCCTTTGACACTAGTTTTGGAAAAGATATCATTAAGAAGAAATACCATAATGTACTTTTTGTTAGCTTTGATTCTAACCCTAAAGAAGATGTTAGGGAAATTATTGAGGAGAAGAACAGACGTGGGTTCGATGTAAATAAATACTGTGAACACATTATGGATAGTGGTTGGGAACAATTTTCAACTTTAATACTAACTGTACTTAAAGATGCTTATAAGGATAACTTTAAAAAGACCTTTATACTATTTAAGAAACTTGATATGATTACAAGAATGAAACTCGACTTAGAAGAATTCATTAAGGAACAAAACTTAAATATAGAAATTGGGACTTTTACAGGTCAAGTTCCTAAAGCTAAACGAGAAGCTGAAAAGAATAAAGATTTAGTCTTATGCACTGAGAAAATCTTCCAATCTGGTATAGATGTTGATGGTATAGAAATACTAATTAATACCTTTCCAATGTCATCTCCTATACTAACGGAACAGATTATCGGTCGTATCCGTGATAATGAAAATGAGACCCTATTTGTTGATTTAGTGGATTTAGGTTTTAAACAAGCTCGTAGACAACAATCAAGCCGTGAACGTGTATATAGAAAATTAGCAAAAGATATAAGACGTGTAACTCTATGAGAAAAATAAACATATATTCTTATGATGTAATAAAAGAAGGAGGCACAAATGAAAGTTAAAGAACTTTTATTAATGAAAGAGGAAGACGATATACGAAAAGAAATGCAAGATACTGACGACTATCTTGCAAATGATGAAGCCAACATGACTATGGTTGAAATAATTAAAAGTTGGCTGGAATTTAACTATATGGAAGATCCTGATGATGAATTAGATAAATTAGATGGCATGTTATCATATTTATCATCCCAGGAGAAAATCAATAGTATCGATGATGAAAGCTGGATATCAGCTGAAATCGCTACTAAAGAAGGTATAATGACCATCGAAATTGAAGATAAAATTCTAGAATTAGAATTCGACAAAGAATACAACTTGACTGGATTGATGTTCTATGTTCCAACTCGATGATAAAATAGAAAGAACCTTACTGGCTTATATGAACTTTAAAGTAAAGTCAGTAGTGGTACTTTCTGAAAAGGGTAAAAATGATGAGAGACAAGAACTCATATATCAGAAAACTTATCGTTCAAAGAAGTATACTGATACAAATGATGGACGGTCTCTGTATTTATCAACTAAAGACTTTGTATCATTTTCAAATTTTACATATAATGAAGATACAAAGGAGTTCATAAAAGATGAAATATATTTAACGTATCCTAGTCTTTTCGAATTAAAAGAATATCTGAAGATCTTTTATGAGGAGTTAAAAAGTGAGTTGTATACACCTGAGTTAGATGAAGAAGGTCATTTATTAAAGTATAAGATAGATTATAAAATTGCAGAAGAATTAACAGCATATATCGAATGTGTTAATTCAACTATGATAATACAACCTTGCTTATATGATGACTTTCCAGGTTTAAGAATATATATCAACACAGAGGATAGAATAGTTACTCTCCCGCAAAAACAAACCTTTCATCTAATAGAACTCATAACAACTTTAAATTTACAAACAGAGGGTTGTAATTTATTATTAACATCTATGTTGTATAATAAATTCTTTACAAATAAATTACCCCCAAGAACAGTATAAAGCGAGATTGATATGGAAAAATTTCGAAAATTCAAAAACATAAGCCAGATTGAAAAGAATGTCAAACTGGTTGAAAAAAAGAAGAGTGAACGCACTGCTAAGAGTAATGAAAATATCCAATTCAAAATCAATGAAAAAGATGATGAAATGGTAACAGCTCTAAAGCAAGAAATTAACAGGCGTAGTATATCTATGCAAGAACTTTATAATACTATTACGCCATCAGAAGCCTATAACCTATATTATGGGTTACTAAAGCGTAATAGTATAACCCTCGTAACTTTCAAGAAATGGTGCGAGATTCTAGATGTAGAATTTGAAATTAAAATTTTATAAAACTTAACACTAATTTAATATTAAATATCAATGGAGGGCATCATGTTTGACGTCGAGAAAAAAGTAAAATTATTTGGTCGTAAGATGTACTTCGGCTTTTTAAGTATTAAATTAATGGTGGTAATTTTTATATTATATCTTATAGGATACTTCGTTTCAAAAGAGCATATAAAAGCTATTGAAAACGTAGTTATAACAATTTTAACAACCTTAGGAACAGTCGTATTGGCATCTATAGGAGCTAATGCCTTTATTAGTAGGGAATATAAAGTGACTGAACCTGAAACAAGAGAAAGAGAGGAAGAGAAATGAAGAAAGTGATAGTTCTTTCAATTATAGCTATTATACTACTAATTTTAGTAAGTATCAATAATTCAAACATAATAATGGGGTTTTCTAAAGACTTAAAGCCTATAATAACTGTAGTGAAAACTATAGACAGGCTTGAAATTGAGTTAGAGAAGGCTAATAGACAAGTAGCCGCTGGAGTTATGGGGGAATTAGACAGAGACAGCATTCAACTAGAGTTGAATTTAAGATATAGGCTGTTGAATAATTTAGTACGGAGGGAGGCTTTATGATTAAACCCAAAGAATTTGTATTAGCAATTCTATTAACAGCACTGATAGTTATACTAATACATATTGGAGTAGCTATTACAGATAATAATACTAAAAAGACTAATGATATTGAACTAGTGAGTAGTCAACAAGAAGCGAAAACTAATGACAATGCGAATACAGCAATCTTTATTGGAATAGCAGTTTTCGTTATAGCTAGATTTGCAGCTATTGGTAATTCATTATCAAAGAACTCAGAAGACGATGAAAGAGGCTTACCTTGACAGTTGAAAGTCTTTATAGAATAATTCCAATAGTAATGAGCCATATCAATTACAAAGAACGCAGAAAGAGAACGGAGGTAGAAAATGCCGAAAGAAATATGGAGAATAGTATTTAGGCACTGTATTACAGCTTTGTTAACAATAGTTGTAATGGGCCTGGGAAATTGTGGAATAAGAGTTGTGGACAATAGTGCAGTTAACGTATCTAATAATACTGAGATAGTTAGTAATCAGTTACAAGAAACTAATGAGATAGATACAAGAGAAAGAATGAGTGACGCTGATTATTATAAGTTTTTAGCAATTATGGCTATTGCTGTAAGTGGTCTTCTACTTCTCTCTGTAATATTATCAAGTATAGCAGATCCAGGAGATGGTGAAAGAGGACTGCCGTAATGAGTAAAAATCTTTATAAGGTAATTCCCATAGTAATGATTCTTATTATGATAGCTGCGGCAATAGGAGCAATTATCGTAGATAAGAATGAAAAAATAAGAGCATTTGAAGAAAAAGTCATAAAATTAAATAATGATAATATCAAAATGACTAAACATAACGAAGCTATCATTGAAGCTAATTCGAGACTTCTACAAGAGAAAGAACTACTAAAGGAAATTGAAAGTGATCTGCGAGCTCTGATAAAAAAGAAGAATTCTGAAATCATTTCGTTAGTAGAACTCAATGCTCATTTAGAGGCTGTTAATTTAGAATTAACAACCACTATAGAGGATTTACTAATCATAGGAGATTCTTTATATAAACAAACCTATAGTTTTAAATCAACTAAAGATAATCTTAGAATTGATGGACAAACCATAGTTACTTATAAGAGACTCCCATATCCCCTCTCAGCTAAGACTGAGATAACTAAGTTATCAATACCTAATATTAATCTACAATTTTCTCATATATATGATAAAGATAATCTAAGTTACTCAGTATTAGTAAAGAGTAATAATGAATATCTAAAGTTAGATTCCTTAAGTTCTAGTTATAACTTTAAAGAATATGAACGTCCTATACAAAAACATTATGGTTATATGTTAGGAGGTGGAGTATTTACAGATTTCCAAAATGAGACTGGTTTAGCTTTAGGCATCTTAGGATATTATAGGAGAATTGGAATTAGCCTGCAAGGAGCTTCTAATGAAACTTTAAGTGGGTTATTGTGGCTAAAAATTTAAATAAATAAAAAAATAAACTAACATAAATATAATTTATATAGTTTATTATTCGATCATCAAAGTTGTGAAGAAAAGCTTGATGATTTAGATTTTCTTCGGTCATGTTTTGTTTTATACTTCTTTTTTCAAAGCATGGCCACCCTTTACTTGGTGTTTCTCCTTTTATAAAAAAAAGAAGATTAAAATATTAAATTTGTGGGAAGGCTCTCCCATTTAAGCCTGTGGAGTGTCCATATTTATGGAACTGTGAAGCAGGAAAAATATTCATATATTTTCATATGAATATTTGAGCAGCAGCAGAACACAGACACTTTATAGTATATGAGTAATAATTTTACTCTTGTTTTTTAGGTAAATACTTAGTGTCTTTTATATTAACCCCTATGGATATAACATCCATAGGGGCATTTTTTTTTTATTGTTCTAAGAATAAGTTACGCCAATAATCTAATTTAACCATGTCAGCATATATACCTATTATATAACCAACGTTATAATGTTCTTCTTTTAAAGTTACTAAGAAAGTATCCCAAGAGAATATAAACTTACTACCTTCTAGAATATTATTACTACGACTATAAATTTGTACATTGAAGATATTATTTAGTTCAGTCTCTTTAGTATCTTTAATGAAGTTAAGAAAAATTTTAAATTCATTATCAAATTGATCACTTAAGTCTAAAGTTTCAATCTTTTCATTAATATCACTAACATAGTATGAGTAGTACATGAGTTTTCTTTGTTGTTCATCATAGTCTGATAATTGTAGTTTTCCATCAAAAGAAATAGTAACTTCGGCAGCATCATCCTGGAGTAGATAATTTAAATAAACTTCACCACTATTTTTTAAATTCTTTAAATAGAGTTTATATATATCCTCAACTTCTGGTTGTTTAGTAAAAATAGTTACATTAGGGGGTAAAGTAAATTTAGGGGTTGTTGTAGACACTCTTAAACCTTCAACATAATCTGGTACATTTACTGGGGTGATATTATGTTCTTCATAATATGCCTTTAAATGTTCTGAGAACTCTGGATAAACGAAATCAATAGGGTTAGGATTGAACTTAGACATTTGATAAGTTCTTCCATTGACGCTTAAAAATGAATACTCCTTTTCAGTTTCATTATGGAGAGGAAGTCTAGCTAGAGATGTATCAAAGAGTAAATCTTCTTCCTTATTATCCTTAATTTCATCTTCTATATCATCTAAAAACTCTGTACTGGATATTTGATTAAGAATGTAATTAGTCATAGTAGTTTTCATATACTCATCAAAGGTTTTCTTATAAGAGTCGGGTACATGTGTTAAGAATATATTAGATGTATCATCCAAGAAATTTTTATAAGCTATGGGGTCTATCATAGAGTTATTATAGATATTTTTAGATTCTAAGATTTGTTTAACATAGCTTTTATTATCATTATCTGTGCTCCTATCTAATAAAATAGACCGATATATATCTTCATTACTCTGATATGAGAAACCTGGAAAGGATGTTAAAGCATTATCGATATAAGCTTGATTAGATTTAAAATTAAATGGATTCCAAAGTTCTACAGAAAGATTTAATCCTATATAGTTATTTCTATCTGAGAAATTCTCCTTATCAAAATCAAAACTTGGAAGATCTTCAAACATCATCAAGAGATTTTCTGGATGTCTATATACCACTGAATACTTCCCTGTAGAAACATTAAACTTCTTAATGATTTCAAACTCTCTACAAGTTATAGTATTTAAGACTGTTATAAATTCATCTAAGTCAGGTATAGTTAGTGAATATCCATAAATCTTCATTAATTCTTTAATTAAACTTGATGGTATAGTAGATTCCATAATATGATCATTAAGGGTAAATGGAGTTCGATAAGTAAATCTTTGTCGTAACCATGCTATCGTGTCATAAAGCTTTAATCTACTTTCTATTTTCATTCTTATTTCGATGGGGATCTTTACACGATCTATCATAGTTTCTACAAGTAGATCTTTGCTTTGATCTTTAAACAATATCTCAGAAAATGGCATGAGTTCCATTGTAGTTAACATACCTTCTGATAAATCTAGATTAGGTTTTAAAGCCAATGCAGGTGGACGAAATCCTATTAGTTTCTTTTTTTTATTACGTTGCTCGATACTAGTAGCTCGAGTGTCTATATAAACGTGATTGAAGAAGTTTGGTGGCATACTGTTAACGATTAAGTTCTTTGCTGCGGCACTAACATTTCCAATCATATTTGAAATAGTTGTAATGGGACTATATATTTTTTTCATAAGGCTCTCCAGTTATAAATAATATTAATTAATAGTTCACTCTTTGTTAGATTTATAAATTCATATTATTGTATTATATAAGTAGTAAAATTTAAAATAAAAAAACTAGAAAACACTAACATAATTGAAAAGAAATAATACAGAAGGAGGAGTTATGTCAAATAACATCATTGATGATTATGTTTCAAATACACTTGAGCAACTTCTTACACTATATAAAGGTGAATATAGTAGAGAAGAGTTAGAGTCCATTGTACGGAAGAAAGCTGAAGAAGACTTTAAAGATCCTAAAGTCACATTAATCAATAATTATGGAAGCATAAAAAAGGATGAGATCAATTTAAGTTCATTGGTAGAGAAGTTAAAAACCTCAAAACCTATCTTAACAGGTTCTGGTTTACTGCTAAAGCAACAGAATATCATGCAAGGTATGTTTGGTTTATTTGCTGATAAGATGATGGAAGACCGAAGGATCAATAAAGAAAAGTTATTCCAACATATAAACGATCCAGTCCTATCGGTAATTTATGAATCAGCCCAATTAGTTGATAAGCTATTGGGGAATTCTACCTATGGTGTTATGGGAGCTAATGGTAGTCTGTTTAAAAATATTTTTACAGCAGAAGCTATTACGGGTACAGGTTTCCTTATAATTACCACAACAGTGAATGGGTTTGAAAGGTTCTTTGGAAATTTATATTTTACATCTATGAATACTTTAATAAAGTACTTAGCTAGAGTGGTGAACTTGGATTTATCTGATAGAATAAAGGAAATTTGTGAATCCTATGATATAGAGTATACTAATAACGAGGTTATCCTGGATTATCTTATAGGAGATGATAAAGACCTTACAGTATGGCAACAACGTGTATTTGACTTCTTTATGAGTAACGTTAAATTTGATATCTTAGAAAGTGAAATTAAGACCTTAAAGAAATTTATCGAAAAATTATCCCTATATGAATTGGTTTTATTATACTATAGAAATGATTTTTATGAGTTCATTAAGACCCCAATCATCCAACCCTTAATAGAATATCTCCATGATAAAGATCTTATGAAGATTGGAGAATTTTTAAAGGAAAATGACTTAGAACATAAAGATATTTTGGAAGCTCTTTGGTTCTTTCTAGATACATTTGTAGCTGACTACACAGTAGAAAGTGAACAACTAGATAAAGTTCCTGACATGCAGCGTCGTACTGTACTCGTTATAGATACTGACTCAAATTTCTTGTATCTTGGACCATTTCTAAAGTACATTGAAGAAACCTTTGGGTTAGTAGATCTTTCTTTGGAGAGTAAAGTATCTATAGTAAATATATTAACTTTCTGCTTATCCAAATATGTTGAGAAACTCTTTTATACATTAACTAGTAAATTAAACATTCAAGAAGAATTCAAGAAATACATCGTTATGAAAAATGAGTTCATGTTCGAGAAACTTCTTTTAACTAAGCTAAAAAAGAACTACTTAGCTAAATCTATCTTCCGTGAGGGTAATTTTCTAAAAGAACCTAAGATCGTTATCAAAGGTCTACAATTTAAAAAATCTGGTACCAATCGTGCTACCCGAGACTTCTTTAATGATCTTATCATGGATGAGATTATTTACCCCGATAATATTAACTTTGAAAGCTTAATCAATAAAATCCTAGACTTCCAAGACCTTATTTGTAAGGAGTTAGCTGATGGTTCCCCTAATTATGCGTCTAATGAACGTTTGAATAATTTTGGTAACTATAAATTCCCTTATAGGATGGCAGTAGTACGTGGTAGTATACTTTGGAATGCTTTATATCCACAGAATCCTATTCTACCTGGTGATAGGGCTTATGTATACAAGACTAATTTAATTACAGTGGAAGATTTAGCTTCAATCAAGGATGAATACCCTGAGGAATTTGATATTATCTACAAGACAGTATTTATGAATGAGGAGTTAACATCATATGGGGTGGGGAGCTTTGTCTTTCCTAGAAACGTCTCTAAACTTCCTGACTTTATAATACCCTTTATCCGAGTTGAAGAAATTATTACCGATAATCTTAAAAAGGGTTTCCCTATTGTAGAAGCTTTAGGTATTAAAATTTTTACCACAGGTGGTACTGATTCTGGTAATGCTTTTATATCAAATATCATTGACATGTAAAGGAGGGTCTATATGAAAAAGAAAAAACCTGACACACTCATCATAAATATCGTATATGATCGAGTGAGAGATATAATGACTATCATCTATAAACAAGATGGTAGAAAAAAGTTAAAAATAATTAAGAACCCCGAGTATGAGTTTCATATACTTAAACCAGAATTCCGTGATGGTGAAAGATATTTATATGTAGAGGACTATATGGTGGACAGATATAGGGTACCTTATAAATATTCTGAACAAAGCATAGCTAAGATACTTGGGAAGGAACAGGAATACAATATTATTAAAAACTCTGGACAATGGAGAGAACTACGTAAATTTCACAACTATCCAGAAGTATTTGGATCCCTAGTGGATCTGGAAGACTGGTTTATAGGTGAATGGATAAAGGAGTATGGTGTTAGTGAACAGATACCTGTTATAGGTTATCTTGACATTGAGGTAGATAGTTATGAATTAGGAGAATTTCCCATTCCAGAACGTGCAGCTGCTCCTATTAGTCATATTTCGTATTTTAACAGCTCTAGTAAGAACTTATATACCTATATCCTAAAAAATCCTAAGATTAAAGAAAGTGATCCATCCATTATAGAAAAACTTAAACCTATGGTAAAAGACAAATATCAAGACGAAGTTAACGAGATTAACATTGAAATGTATGATGATGAGTTAGCTATGATTACAGCTTTCTTTAATTTAATCAATGAAGTAGATAAACCAGATATTGTATCAATTTGGAATATTACCTATGATATACCTTATCTCATGAATAGAATTTCTAGACTATGTAAAGTAGACTTTGAAGATCTTCCAAGTACCTCAGAGAACTTTTATAGGTTTTCACAACCAGCTAGAACTATAGTGACTCCTAAGAAATTACAAGATTATCAGTATGTAAATTTCTTTATTGATCGAGGCACAAAGGATATGGCGGATAGTGGTACATATTTTAAATTTAATGGATTTAACATCTACATAGATCAAATGTTAATACACGCTGCTATGAATAAGTCCTCTAAGAAAGAAAGTTATAACTTAGATGCTATAGCTGAAGAAGAACTAGGGGATAATAAGGATAAGTACGATGAAGATGGAAATGAATACGAAATGTCAACCTTCATGTACATTGATTATCTTAAGTTCACAATGTATAATATTCATGATGTAATGCTTTTATCCATGATTGAGAAAAAAACCAATTATATAAAGATCTTCACAGGAGTAGGTACGAAAACTGGTACTCGCTTTTATAAGTCATTCAAGAAGACAATTTGTCTAGAGAATTATTTCAGACGTTTCCTTACTGAGCAAAATAAGATCTTAGCTAATAACCCTAATATATATGGGGATGGAGGCGGAGCTGGGTTTGAAGGAGCTTATGTAGGCGACCCTAATAATATAGAAAACATAGGAGAGGAGCTTTTCAATGAAGAGTAGTAAATTTTTTAAGTTTGTTATAGATTTAGATCTAGCTTCACTATACCCGAGTATAATAAAGACTTTCAATATAGACCCAGCTACTCAGCTTGGAAAGATTATCTTTTATAGGGGTAGTGAAGAACATCCTGAGGATCAAGATCCCCTAAAGAGTAAAGATTTTGTAGTTAAATTTATCAGTGACCATAAGAATTCCTTATATGAGGAGTTTTTTAATCTACCTAGTTTAAACGATATCATATCTGAATTAGAAAGCGAGAAACGTAATGATAATAATAGAAGATGAAGCTTTAGTCAAAGAATTCTTTAAATTTCTTTATGATATAAATCAAGTTATCAAACATTATCAGCGTTGGTTCCTTGATATAAAGATTAAAGATGGTGATGACTATTTATTGAGCAATGGAATACTTTCAATAGGTAAACAATTATTTGGCTATATTGATTCGAATCTTATACCAAAGAAAGAAACTCCAACTAAACGACAGTTAGAAAAATATGAGTTACTTGATAAAAGTGTAGATATTTTCTTAGAGAATACATTTTATGTAAATAGTCGCAGAATATTTGACTTAAATAAGACTCTTAAGAAAGTTTTAAAATCCATTAGGATACAAGATCATCAGATAATCTTAATTGATGAATTCGGTTATGAATATAAACTTTCAGATCGAGAAATAAAGAATATAGATATAGTAAAGAATACTATAAATGAAAAATACTTACATATACCTAGAGGGCAAACTCTAAAATATTTTGAAGAGGATAACATCTTAAAGAAAGATGTTGCATTATTTAATTTAGAAGGAAGGAAACTATTCTATAGTAGAAAGCATCTTTTAAGTGATAACATTGAATTTACTATGGTTAGAGAGAATGAAAAAATCTGTTCTGTATTTCTTACAGATAAATTTGAGGGATTTTGTGTTGAACAAAAAATTAAATTTATAAAGTCCATTAATTAGTTAAGACTTTTTCTTTCCCTCCTTTCTATTGTTGCTAATCCTCAGTTCGAGGATTAGCACAATTTTTTTTCTTTTTTTATTAGATAAAACATTTTTATAAATAATAATAATATATAAAGGGAGTCTGGCATGGATACAAGAGATAAAACTAGATTAGATAAAGCTACAGATAAATTAGACAATCTACTCTTTGATAGAGAAAAGAAATTTGATGTTGATGTGACTGTAGATAAAGAATATCTAGATAAGAAACTACAAGCAGTTAAAAAAGAGATTATGGGTGATCAGAATGGCGACATACTTACCTTAACTAGAGAACTTACTAATCGAAGTGAAAATAGAAAAAAACCTGAAAAAAATGTAATCAATGTAAATAAAATCATAGAAGACGAAAGTAACATGAACGTTATCAATAATCTTATATATAGTGAACAAGAACGTATAATGAACTATCAAAAATATAAGACCTTATATGATGCTATTCCAGAGATTTCTGAAGCTATTAGTATCATGACGGATAACATTATTTCTCCTGATGATTTTACTAAGAATAGTTTAAGTTATTTCTATGAAGATGAAGATAACGCTGCAACTATAATTAATAATTTAAAAGATCTCACAGATCTATATGATATTGAAGATTTAGCTCCAGAGATCATTAAAAATGCTTTGACCTATGGAGATGAATTTATAGCTGTAATAAACTTAGCCGAACGTTTAACTTCTTTAGTTAAGGAAACAGCTATTCAAGATCAATTCAATACTATACTTAATGAAGCAGATCTGTTATGGGATAATAAAGAAGTTAAAGAATTTTCTAAAATAGTAAAGTTAGATGAAACTAAAGTGAAAACAGATTTCACAAACTTCCTTAATAACTTTATAGAGTTCCGTGACCAAAGTTGTCTATTAGAAGATAACAAAGAAATTATAGATGATGTGAATAAAATTTTAAAAGCTGACTATAGGGATAAGTTTATTAAGGGAGCTGACCAACGATATAAAGATGGATTGACCGCTATACGTAGTAAAAAGAAAGATTCAGATGTAAATTTATTTGAGAGTATTAGTGGTTCATATATTAAAGTCCTAGACCGTGAACGCACTATTAAACTCTATTATGATGGTAAATGTTTTGGGTATTATTATATCGATCTTAGAGAAAACATAGAAACTGGTAATCTTACATCCGCTATGTCAGGAAAAAAGACATCTATGAATATGTTTTATGATCCTGTAATAATGTCTCAAGATGGGTATATGAGATCAAAGCAAGATTTTATATATAATAATATTACCCGCAATTTAGCTAAACGGATTGATAAGAAGTTCATAGCTGATAACCCACAATTTAAAGATATTATATATAATATATTAAGACAGGAAGATATTTACAGATATAAGATACGTGTTATATTCTTTCCAGAAGATTCCGTATTTCACTTCATGCCAAACTCTAACAGGAATGAATATGGGGATTCCATTATTAAAAAGGTTCTCTTTATAGCTAGTGTTTATTATTCTGTATTGACAGCTTCCTTGATGTTTAAAATTACTAGGTCCTATGATAAACGTATTTGGTATATTGAAACTTCTGGTATAGATAAGAAACAAGAAGAAGCTGTGATGTCTTTTATGCAAGATATACGAGCTAAAGATATACGTATACAAAACCCTGATGATGTTACACAAGTTATCCGACATGTAGGGTTATTTCAAGATATAGTGATACCAACCTTTGGGGGTGAGAAACCTGTAGAAGTAGAAAATTTTGATGGACAAAATATAGACCTTAACAACGATTTTCTTGACTACCTTAAAAGAGGGCTAATTACAGGATTAACTGTGCCTGGTCCACAACTCGGATACACTGACGATGTAGAATTTGCTAAAACTCTAACTATGGTTAATGGAAAATTCTTAAGAAATACTATAATTAAACAAAAAAACTTAAGTCGCCCGTTTACTAGCTTATATAGAAAACTTTATGAAAACGAGTTTATAATACCTGTACAGTTTAAGAAAGAAAAAGATCCAAAGAATAAAGCTTATGAACTTGAAATTGATTTAAGTAAAATCTTTATTAAGTTTCCCTCTCCTTCAGCTCTTAACTTTACCAATATGTTAGAACAGATTGCTTCAGCTCGTGATATAGTGGAATTCTTTTCAGATACCTTAGTTATGGATAAAGATGATGAACTACTAATGAGAATTACTAAAAAGAATATATTTAAAACTTTCTTACCTACCTTAGATTGGGAAAACTTAGAAAAGATAGTAATTGAATCTGAAAATGAAACTAAGAAATTAGCAACCTTAATGAGTAAAACTGGTCGTACTTTAGACAATAATCAAGATAATAGTATGAGTGGTGGAGGCGATTACGGATCTGGTGAAGATGACTACGGTATGGGTGGTGATGATGATTATGGTATGGGTGGCGGTGGTGACGATTATGGTATGGGTGGTGATGATAATGAAGATTTTACAGCAACAGCATCTGATGGTAAAAATTATTCAGATGATAGTACTGGTATCACTAATCCTCAAGACCTCGATGCAGCTAAATCACAACTAGGTACAAATACCTTTGAACGTCAACAAATGAATGAAATTGAAGATTTAGAAAAACAATTATAAAAATTTAGGCTAATACTTATAAAAGTATTAGCCTATATATTAAATTTTTTTGTTAAGTTTAACCCCAATTACTGTCGTTAGAGTTACTTCCTACATCGTCTACATTGTCTACATCGTCTTGAGGAGCATCCTCAAATGGGTTAATGTTTAATTTTGCCTCGCTCATATAACCCTCACCAAGATAGTTAGTGTTATGAATTCTCCAGTAGATTGAATGTTCTTTTGTCTCTTTCACAAGTTTTCTAGCAAATTCATCAACATGCACACCAATATGTTGTTCAGCTGCAAATGGGATATCTATCTCTACAAAATCATGTCCACCTGTAGTAAAGTTATGATGATTAAGAGGTAATCTCTTAGGGAATAATCCAGTATAGAAATATGCTGCTTCGACAGATCTTTCTCTTGTATCTGGATCTTGAGAACCTATACTTGGATTAGTGACTATGTACATAACATCCATAGTATAATTTAACTTATTATAATCTCCTGGAAGAGAATATAAGCCAGTTTTTGGATTTCTAATTCCAGTCATCCATTGCTGGAAGGGACGTCTATAAACATTACCTGTTCTTTCTTGAAATTTTAAAGTTATTTCATAAGTGCCCATGTTCATTTCTGATGGATAGTGATGTTCATTATCAGTAAATCCACCAGTGATACTAAGTGTATTTAAATCTAGATCGTTGATACCTTGAAATTCTTTAAATGTACTTTCTAAAAGATACCCAAAGTCTGATGTTATAATATCTTTAATACCAGCACCGATTCTAGTAATTTTCAAGAATGAATATCCTGTTATATATGGGTCATTAACGATTTCACCACGTTCTGGAGAGAGCAAGGCAAATCCTTTTTCACTAGCTAGCTTAGCCATTGTATCAGTTCTATTATGTAAACTTAATTTAATCATAAAAAATTCTCCTTATATTTCGAAAAACGAAGTTAGTAAAAACTAACTTCGCAATATTTATTTTAAGCATTCACCACAAATTCAAAGTTAATTTCATAAATGAAATCAAAGAATTTTAGGGAACCTATAACCTTAACACGACGGTGCATCCTATCGTAGTCTGATTGGAAAGTAGTTAATTCAGCTCTTTCAATGATACCTAAACTTGTATAACGATCATTAGCTAATCTATTTAAGTTAACATTTAAATCAGCTACACTAGTAGGACTATTATCAAATTGTGCAAATTCTGCTACTCGTCTACAATCCTTAATGAATCTGTTAAGAACAATAACGTTTGGAATCTCAGATAAAGCTGAGTCTCTAGTTTGTGAAGTTAATTGTGAAGCAAATCTTAAACCATCTAAATCTTCAATCATGTAGTTTATTCTATCATCATTTAAAGTTCCACCAGAAGTCTGGTTAGCTAAGAAAGATAATGTATCTGGGAAGACAAGTTCATTAGTAATAGTATTTACACCAACTCTTGCAATTGATCTTTGCAAAGCACCAGCATGATAGTTTTTATTTAAAACTTCTGCCAAGTGATAAGGAGCTGTAACCTTTATCATTTTACCTGTAAATTGGTCTTTGATTTCATTATAATGAGTAAAGAACCAGGTATTGAAACTGCTCTTATCTTTAAAGCTAGCGAAATTATTGTTGACGAAATTTCTAGCTTCCATATAACTATCAGAATTATCTAGACCTGTATCAAGGGCTAATATAGTTTCACTTCTAGTTGGGAATAAAATGAACTCTTGCATTTTTTCTTTTACTGGAAGAGAAGCATTAGCATCTAAAATGATATCAATTGGGTAACGTTTTGCATCATAAATATCAGTAGTAATTTTACCTTCAAATACATCTTGCATCAAATCTTCTACCAACTTATCGTAAGCTGCACCAGTTATAGTTGCTAATGAACCATTGTTTCCATTTTTCAAGTTAGCATTTAAACTATTAGCTACATGTGGAACTAATGTGCCATCTTCTAATACAGATTCATAATTAGCATGACCAGCTCTTGTTGTTGCTTGTAAAGTTAAGATTTCTAAGTCTTCTATACTGACTTTCTTATCACCTAAACCAGCATTAATATCATTGACTAAGTTAGTAAGAATATCTTCATTGTATCCGAATTTAATAAAGTTACAATAATCTCTAAGTATATCTTCTATAAATAAAGAATTATTATTATCATCTTTAGAATCAGGGTGTAATGATACTGTATATTCGTCATTAAAGTAAATTTTTTCTAGACCCATAGTTCTATAGAATTTTAAATTGTACAGTATAAAATCACTATATTTAGAATAATAACTAGGAATAGGACCAGAAAATTCGATACCCATTTTATTTTCATCATTACCACGTCCAAAAGCACTAAAGCCCATTAGAATATGTGATGTCCAACCTGCTTCGGTTTCAAACCCTGTTCCAGACAGTAAAGCTTTTTCGAAATCTTTTTGACTTTCAAGATCTGGATGAGATACCCAAACTGGTTTATATTCTACTTTACCATCATTAATCTTTGTTCTCACATCTAAGAAAATATTAGCTAACTTTGCAGAATCTAAAACTTTCAAATAAAGTGTAAGGTCATTAGAAGTAAGAATTGTAGGTTCATCTACAGCATTACCAGGAGTAGTGATATTACCCTTTTTAATACCGTCAATATAGGTATCTTTAAAATCTCCTGTTTTAAGTTCTACATATTTTCCATTTCCAATATGTTGTAATTTAATATTAATCACTGCGGATTCAACTGTAAATTTAAGTTGAATTTTAGCATCTTCAGGTACAACTAACTCAGAAGCTACTAGTTGAAATCCTTCATCATTCTTAAGTCTAAAAATTCCAAAATCATCCAATTCTTGTACTTCATACTCATTTGCTCTAGAGGGAAGTACACGTAATACTTGAGCTACACCACCGTTTTTAACAACGTTCAGAGCATTGTAGCCATATTGTTTGTGTTTTTTAAAATTCAATGTACCATATTCTTTGATAAATTGTGCCTCAGATGTTATCGTTTGTATAACATTTTCTTTACCCTTATCAGATATAATTGGTGTAAAGAAAAACAAGCCGTTTACTGAAGCTATTTCAGGTTCTACTACACTGTTATCGGTCACTTTAACAGTTATTTTTGGTTTAAACGCCATCTATGCCTCCATATATAATTTTTCTTTAAGCTATTAATTAAATGTTAGATGAGTCTTATTAATATTTTATGACTTTCTCGACTGGAGAAATATTCTGTTCACGCCCATCTCTTTTACGTTTTATAGATAAAGTCAATCCTTTTTTAGGATCCTCAAAGCTTAAAGAAGCAAATGTTGAGTTAAGATGTGGGAGCATCTTAATTGGATAGAATTCAAAGTCTCTCTCTAAATCTCGACGATGAGGTAGATTTTGATTAGTTTTACTACGACATAATTCTGAAATAATAGCCTCTAATACTAAAGATGGAACTTTTAAATTAACATCATTAAGGGTTAAGTTCTCTCGATATAATTCGATAATCTCATGATATTTGATAGAAGTAGGTAATTTACCACTATGTAAGAGATTAATAAAACTTATAGTGTTTAGTGTAGATTGTATAATCTCTACAGACTCTAAAAAGACATCTCCCATACTAAAATGTAATACACTATAAATTTCTTCTGGGTTATCTTTAATCTTTAATCTTTGCTTAGTCATAAATTTAGGGGCTAGTGTAATCACTGATGGTAGTTTCAAATAATGTAAAACTCCCTTTGAAATATCTTCATTCTCAGTACCATGTATAGAAAAATAAAAAATACCTATAGTGTCAACTTTACTACCAACAAGCTCTGCAATTTCATTAATAAAATATGAATTGGGTATATACACTTTTAACTCAGTACAGTTTACTAGTAATTCTTTATTAGATCTTTTAAAAAAATTGTTATTAGCCATAATATATCTCCTTTATTATTATGTTGGGTAAACGATAAAATTCGTTTACCCATATATGTTATTATTTTAAATCTGTTACTATATGTTTACTTGGAAGATCTTGTGGGATCTCTGGTTGACTAGTATTTTGCTCATTAATAATTTGCAGCAATTGCGCTTCGGTTAATGGTTCCTCTTCTTCAATATCTTCAAGTTCTCTTGGTACAGGTAATATATAACCTTCAGGTTTCTTATAACGGCGTATGCTTTCTATAAAGGCGTCATCTTTACTAACTATCATTCTATTGACGTTAGAAACTACTATAGCAATAACATCTAAGATATTAAAATATATAAACCTGTAGTAATCTCTAATGAAGTCTGAAAAGTCATCATCCGCAAACTTAGCTTGTAAGTTTGTAAAGAGTTGTTCTGGATGTTGGAAAGGACGTTTACTATCCTCTAGACGTTTTAAAACTTCTTCTTTAATTTCTTCCATAGGACGATCTCGTTCTTCCTCTGCAACATTAGTATCCACATAATCATTAAATTCTTTCAACCAGTTCAGATCTTTATTTTTAATCATTTGTAGTTGATTGAGAGTTGTAAGATAATTTATTCTTGTGTGCTCAAGTTCTGGAGGAAGATCAGGAAGTACCATATCAGTAATAAATTCAATTTGGTCATCAATATTCTCTATAGTGAAATCTGAGAATTTTTGCTTCATACGCTCTTGGAAGGTAGCTTCCATTCTCTCATAACGTTCTAGTTCTTTCTTTAAGTATTCTGGAGATTGGGTGAATTTACTCTTATTAAGTTGTCGATTCTTTGCTATCTCTTTACTTTTTTCTTTCCGTCTTTTGACTTGCTTTGCATGTCGTTTACTTTGTTTTTTGTAACTCATACCAAAAAGGGTCCTTTCTTATAAATTTAATAGGTAGCTATTTATATAGCTAATTAAGTCTGAATGTATCTCATGTTTATCAATAGGTTCAAAGAATAATTCATCGAATTCTGTAGTTAATAGAACTTTTTGAAACATAGAATCTTTGAATATAGTTTTAATGAACTCATTAAGAATTTCATCAGGGTCATCATGTGTTATATAAGTAATAATGTCATGATTTCGGTAGTTCATTTCTTCTCGAATTTCCTTGATTATACCACTCAAGAAATACGAAATTATTAAAAGATTTCTATCGATGAACTTTCTACGTCCTAGTATGTAATCTAAGTCTCTTTTATTAAGTTCATTATTCTTCAGACTACGATCTACAATACTAGCTTTATTAGAAGTTATATAGTTCTTAAAAAACTTTACTAAATTCTTTCCATAATCTAATATAAAGAATTGATAAATATTGTGTACAAGGATATAAAGATCTTCAATATCAATAGAATCTTTATCTGAACGTTCATTATAAATTATACCTAGCTTGGGAAAATATTCAGTAAGTATTGTATAGTAAAGAGAGTACTCTTTATTTATTAATACTCTATACTGTGGATCATTTTCTTCAAAATCATTTTTCATAAATTTAAATTTCTTATTTAGATCAGCTATATAATCAATTTTATCTTTTGAGTGACAGTCACGTTTCTTAATTTGTTCTTCAATAGCTGTTAAAACTAATTTATCAGCCATTACTAAGAATGTAGTATCTTCTTCGTTTATACGTTCACTGTTAAATTGATCTAGTAACTTATCTAATTCTGTTACTTGTGTCAAGTTTCCTCCTTTCTATTCATTCCCAATACCATATCAAGAAAACTTCCTTGACTGTCTGGGTTTTCAAACAAGTATTTATTTTTATTTCTTTCTTCTTCATTTCTTATGAATTCTCTCGTCATTGGTGTGAGTTGTTCAAGATTATTTTGATAAGCCATAAATTTAGTATATACAGTTCCTGAACCTTCTTTACCTGCATCTAGACGTCGGGCTCTAAAGATGTTATATGTTTTTAATGTCATAGCATAGCGTCCTATAAGATATGCTAATACTATATCGTCATGAAATCCTTGTCTATGCTCGATCTTTCCATTAGTCTTAACTTCAAGAGTTTTAATTTGCTCAAATAACTCATTAGATAAAATCTCAGCTGGAGATTCTCGTATGACTTGGAATAATAATTCAAATAAGAGGGGTCGTGTACTAACTGTAGTATCAATACCATATACACGGCTACGACTACGTTTACTACTTAATCTACTCTTACTTTCATCAGGTAATCTATCACTAGATCTAGCTCGTGTACTTTCTTCTCTAACAGTATAAAAGAGTCTTCCACGTATATCAACATAATCAGGGTTAGTTAAGAACTCTTGTACAATGGCTAGTCCAAAACTATTACGTTCTATAACAGTGAATCCTGCTATTAACCAATTTTTTAAAACCTCATAGATGAGATTACGGAATAATGGTATACTAATCTTATTAGAATTAAAGATAGCAGCG